ACAACTTTTTCAATCATCTGCTGCTTGCTAAGACCCTGTTCCTCCTGCTTCGCTTGCTTCGACGCAGGAGCAGAGGCAGTGGAAGGATTTGAAGTAGGCGTAGGAGCAGGAGTAGGAGAAACAGGCGCCTTTGACTTTGCAGCCTGAAGATTACTTGCAGCAGAGCCGAAAGAAAATTTCTTTTCAGCCGGAGCAACGGGTTTTACTGCCTGGCTCTGTCCCTGCGTTAAAGGCTTAACAACAGAAGAGGTTGGCGTCGGCCTTACTTTAGGCGTCTGCGCAGCACGCTGTTCATACTCGCGCTGAGCCTGCCTGGCAAGCCGATCAGCCTGTGCCTGACCTGCTTTGTTCATCGCGTGATAGCCAGAAGAAGCTTTTTGTGCCTGAGCCTGGGCCTGCGCCTTTGTTTCATCGCTGTTAGCATGGATTCTGTACCATTCAAGCGGATGCTCAATGCCGTAATGCCTGCGGCCAAGCGGCGTCAGGCTGCCGTCTTTATTTTGATAAAGACGCACGCCATTTTTGGAACCGAGCGTCCTGTAGTGCATCAGCTCATCTTTGCCCAGCGGGTGCCGCCGGCCGGTCTGACCTCCGTGAATCAGGCAGACACGATCATCACGGTGCGGAATAATCACATACTGCATGCGACATGCCTCCAATCTTCATCCAAACGAATAATCATTCGAAAGACTCCTTATTAATTTTGTAAGCAACGTAGGCGTCCATCAGCGCGGCGACACAGTCGATTTTCTCATCATTGCGTCGCTTATGAAGCTTGCGATTGCCATTGTTGTCCTCCAGCACAATGCAGTTGCCCATTGTATAGGTCAATATGGCCTGGTCAAAGACAAGCATGCGCTCAGAGGTAAGTTTCTTGATTTCACCCAGCGGAACAGACTCAGTCTTTGCACCCTGGATCACTTTCTCAATACCGAAGGGACCATTTTCCACTTCCCACTTGGCAATGAACTCCTTGGCGTTGTACGGATCATATCCGACACTCCGTACATCATACTGGGCCTGTTCAATCAGCTGCTGAACATCGTCATAGACAGCCATCATATCCAGTACCGTACCCGGCATGACACAGAGGCCGCCTTCCTTGATGAATTCCCCATATTTGAACCGCGTGGCCGTCGGAAGACGCTGATAAGTCAGTTCTGAGATGTAGCACCTGCTCTTTACCCCGAACTGCCCTCCGCCAAGCGGAAACAAAAAAGTAAATGCCGTAAAGTCATCGCCCATGGAAAGGTCGATGCCCAGAGAACACGGCATGTTCCAGAAATCCACTTGCTTCCTGGTAGGAAGCGTCTCGTCATACGTAAAGAAATAAGTGAACCCCTCCATTGGAATGCCAAACCGTTTGGCCAGGATGTCATTCCTGGTAGACGGGGCATTCTCTGCCCGCTCGACCTCCAGCTGGTAGGTTTCATACTGGACGGTCTTGCCGAGGTTCGGGTTGGCCTTCAGCCAGACAGCGGGGTTGCCGACTTCTTCCTTATCATCCAGCTTGTAATAAAAAATGGATACGTGTGGCGCGTAATATTCGCCCTTCAGGATAGACATCAGTTCCATCTTGATGGTGTCCCCTGCGCCGTTCCGCACGGTTCCTTCGGAACTGGTGGCCACGATGATCCAGTCGTCAATCTTGGATGCGCCTTGTTCAAGCGCGCCAATGACGTCCTCCCGGATGTCGCCGCTCAGCCATTCGTCCACAGTGGCCACCTTGCACCGAAGCCCCTGCAGTTTATCAATGCTCATCGCGCGAACCTGCAGCAGGGAACCGGTCATAAAGTTCTCGATTCCCTTTTTGGTGGAGGCCAGCTTCTGACGTTCCATCCGATTGCCAGTGGTATTTTGAAGACTGCCTTCTGTCAGGAACTTGAACACCGGGCCGCGGGCCCTTAAGATGGCTGTACGCAGCGGGGACATCACTTCCTCCGCCTGCATCATGGTCGGTGCGGTGGTCACCTGGTGGGTGGTGCTCGGGTCAACAATCAATTCATATGCCTGCACGCAGCTGTCATACATGGACTTGGCCGCACCTCTGGCGACGATAATATACTGCTTGTTCCGCAGCCGCTTCTTGATCCGCTTCTTCTGGTAATGCCCACCGCGCCCAAACCGGTTTGGCACGAAGACATCCCGCTCGACGAAATAAAACCAGCTGAACAGCTGTTCCGCCCAGAGCTTGAAAGAATCCAGAAGTTTCAGGTCCGATCCGTCGGTCAGTGTCATCTCATTCTCACAGAAAGAAATGAACCCGTTGATTGCTTCGTCGTCATAATAATAATTCGGGTTCCGGATCAATTCGTCAATCCGGTTCATCTCCATAACGATCTCATTGTTCACCGGGATTTCTCCACGGACCACCGCTTCACGGAACTGGCCGTAATAAATGGGAATGGCAGTGTTGGAAAGCATTTATGTCACTCCCAATTCCAGTTATATACCGGACCAGAATCTTCATTTTTCTTTTTTTTCTTATCTTCTTTGCTCTTATCTTCTTTGCCGTTCCAGTTACGGGTTTTAAACCTTTCCCGGTTGCCCATTGCTTCGACAGCAGCTTTCTGCTGCGTGATTGTCATGGTATTGAAATTGGCATCCAGCCACTTCAGATCACCTTCGCGTATCTTTTTCGTAACGAGGGCATCACGGTCAGTCTTGCCATTCAGCATATCAATCAGCACTTTGCCGTTTCCCTTGGTTGCCCATGTGATCGCATTATCCAGAGTACCGGCAGTCACCTTGGCAATCGCCGCTGCCCGTTCTGCCCGTTTCATCCAGAGGCTCTTGCTGGCATCCTTCATCAGGCTGTCAAGACGGCGCTCCGTATCGATCCGGTTGATTGCTGTTCGGAGCTCGTCCGTTGTCAGCTCCCTGCGGTACTTGTTGACCATTTTGACGTTGCCGGAATTGATGATTTCTTCCTTGGTATGACGGCCATTTTGAGTGCGGTCTTCATCGCCGAAGCCTTCACGCTCGCGCCTGCGGGCCAGGCCTTCCGCAGTCCATGTTCCATCGCCGAGCTGAAACCGCTGCAGCCCCCACTTCATGTTCTTGATCCCGTAGTGATACAGCTCACTGACCGGATTGAGCGTGGTGGGGGCACGCTCTTTATTTTCATAGATCATGTTAATCCTCCAAAGCCAGTGTCTCCGCCTGCACATTCAGCCGCCAGAGAAGCTCGAGCGCTTTTTCTTCATATGCCTTCATGACCGACGAATTGGACGGCGGATCAAACAGGTTCCTTACTTCCAGGTAAATAAAAGACTTGACGGCCTCCAGCAAGGGCAGATAATCCGTAAAACGGTCCCATGTTTCCGTCGTGCCGGTAATGTGGAACGGCGTGGATGGTCCTACGCCTGCCTGGGCAAGGGTCATAAATACTGTGTTGATATGGACGATCAGATCCGTATCAAATGCGTCATAATCGCTGTCCGGCCCGAGCATCTGGCGGATAGTTCCGAGAATACTCTCACGGGGAAGCGTGCTTTGTTCGCTCATGTTGGTTTCCTCCATGGACAGGTATCATACGGACGCCGGGGCTCCCTTTCAATCACCAGCAGGGACTCGTCCCCGTAATGAATGGCCTCGTGCGTCTTTCTGGATACACAGACCAGATTATCCGGGTCAAATAAAAAAGGGCGGCGATTCAGAATATCGTCGTCCGTGATGGGATTGATGTGATGAACAATAATGTATTTGCCGATGTCCCGGCCTTCTACGGCAAGGTCGCACCCGTTATCCCGGATGATGACCTCTCGCCGGACGGAACGCCATTCCGGATCATTCCGATAAAGCTCCTGGTTCAAAATCCGGCTTCCGCCAAATGTCCGGTCGCCAACCTTGCCGCTGATCTTCAGGTAATTATACCGCTCCTCAAATGTGGGCAGCAGAATCATTTCACGATAACTCTTATTCATGCTGGCCTGCATCCCCGCGATAAACTTTCATGGCATTCATAGCCTCTTCATACATCTGCTTAATGTCCTGGCTGTCCTGAATTGCCTTGGTCTTCGCTTCCAGAAGCTCGATCTCTTTCCGGAGTTTGACCTCTTCCAGACGTTCGCGTTCCCTGGTAGCCGCAAGTTTGAGATAGTGTGTGATAATCTGAGAAGACGCTGTTCCCTGAAGGATCTGCTTTTCAGCTAGATCCACTGCCTGCACAATGATCTGATTTTCCCTTGCAACGGGGGTAAGCGCAGGCATCGGGCGGCTGACAGCGTCTGTCTTTCGCGCGCTCAAATATCAATACCCCCTTATTGATTGACTTTGTGATGTGTTTTTCAATTGATAGTCCGAATATCACCGTTGACAGTGATGCTTCCGGCACAGTAAAGAGGGCCCCTGACATAGAAATGGTGCAGTTTGACACCACTTATATCAAGAACCCGGAAAGGAGGACCGCCGAAAAAGCGCTTTCTTCAGTTGTTGTCGAGGATGTATTGACACCACTTCAGTGCCCAGGACCCTCGTTACTGTGCCGGAATATCACCGTATTATACACCACGAAACAAAAATGGAATAAGTCTCAGAATCAGAATTCCTCCGAGGACAAGAAGAAGACAAAGGCCAAAATACTTAGCGTCTCTCGAAAACTCATTCTTATCCTTACGCTCACTGGCCCTTATTTTCTCTAGCTCAGCCTCATCGATATACCTGTAAGTAAACTCATTGTCTGTCTGAAAGGCTGATCCGCAACTCTGACAAACGAAAGTCCTGTCGTTTGGATTCCACTTAAGAGCTCCCTTGCAATTACTGCAAACCAATTTCTCCATAATAACGCCTCCGCCTCAAATATCACCGCAATTATACCAAAGACATCCCCAAAAAATCAACCCCCGGAGAAAAATTGAAG